TAATTTATCCATCTTCTTTGTTTTGGTTAAAAAAAATAACTTAGTCCGTAATCTATTTACGCTTCTTTAATTCCTCACATTTTTGGATTGTCAAGTTAGATATTGTGAGTAGAATATCCAAGTTGGTTTGGTTTGTATTCTTTAGGAATCTATCGGTTGCTAGTGCGCCCTGATCCATTAGGGCTAACAAATCTCTGATACCTTGGTTTGGAATTTTGCACATTCTGGTTTAAAGGTTAGTTCAACATTATACGTTGCACCATGTCGGTGCTTTTCAATCAACAAGTAGGCTACATCTTCGGGTACTAACATACCCTCCTCATCCACTAACTCGTAGTAGCTTGGTCGGTACATAAACTCCACAACATCTGCATCCTGCTCAATAGCACCTGAGTCTCGTAGGTCTGAGAGCATAGGCTTCTTGTCTGCCCTTTCCTCACACTTCCTACTCAACTGGCTTAGTGCTATCACTGGAACATTTAACTGCTTGGCAAGCATCTTCAAGGCTCTACTAATTCCTGATACCATAGCTTCCTTAGACCACCCCTTCTTCACGCTGTCCTCAATCAACTGTAAGTAGTCTATGAAGATTATATCAACGCCTTGTGTCTGATGAATCTTTCTAGCCCTAGACCTAATTCCGTTTAGGGTGTAAACATCATCTACAATCATCATGTTATCAGTCTTTAGTGGTTCAACTAACCCGTCAAACTGATCCCATTGAGAATCCCATAAGTCTCCAGTACGTATGTTCTTTAGTGGTATCTCAGTGTGTATTGAGATAAGCCTCTGCATTAGTTGTTCAGCCCCCATCTCTAAGGAAAAGAATATAGCCTTCATGTTACCGCTTACAGCTATGTTTAAGAACTCACATAGTGCTTGAGCAGTCTTACCCATTCCTGGCCTACCCGCCTTAATTATTAGGTCGCTACGCTGTCTACCAGCATATACAGAATCAATCTTATCAAATCCCGTAGGAACCCCCGTTATACCTCCACTACCAATGGATGCTAACATCTTTTGCTTTACCTCATCCAATAGGTCGGTGTTGGTTCTAGGCTTGCTTACATCGCTTAGTTCAGCTATACGCTCAACCTCTTTTGACAAGTAGGCAGATGTTTCTAGTGGGTCTACAGCAGGGTTTAAAGCCCTCATCTGTATTTCTGTTGCCAAACTTATCTGTTCCCTAGCTATCTCCTTCTCCCTAAGTATCAAGCAATGGCTAACTATGTTACCCATGTCAATAGACTTACCCATCATCTCTACCAACCTTGGAAATGAATCATATCCAAACTCATTCATCCCCTGAGATACAGTTAAGGCATCAATCTTACCCCCATCTCTGTCTATTGATATTATAGATGAGTAAGCGTGGCGATTAAACTGATCGTGAAATGAAGTATCAGTTATATGGTCCACACAATCGTTAAGGATTGTTTTATCTACAAGTATAGCCCCAATGACTGAACTCTCAGCCTCTGGAGCAAATGGTGTGTTTGTCATATTGTCTTGGGTTTTTTAAATGTTCCTCCCTTCTTAGATGGGTTCTTCTCAGCGTTACGCTCAATGGCGTTAGATGCCCACTTCTTGAATGTTAAGTTAGCATCCATGTACTTGCCAACTAAAGGCTTGAAGTTCTCCATGCCCGTAAAGGTATCTGCAATAACCTTCTTGTCATAGTTGTCAAGTATTCTTTTTGCCTGAGCCAATGTAATAGGCTTAGTCATCTTCATTACTCTAGGAGCATCAGACTTCAACCAAGATAATAATTTGCCCTGTGGGCTATTATTGTTTTCATTATTATCATTATTAACATTATTGTTTGTGTTCGTCTGTGGCTCGCCTGTGGCTTTTCTGCGGCTCTTTGGTGTGCGTACATTTTGGTAAGTTTCCCAATTGACAACAGTTAGGAGTGTCTTTTTGGTGTCACTTTCTACGATTAACATACCATCCTTTTCTAGGTTGCCTAAAAACCTACTAACCTTACTTCTTGACCACCCCCATCTATCAGCCATCTTGCGTATAGATGTAATCTTCTGACCTCTCTCAAGTTCTATAATCATTCCGTCAAATAGAAACTTTTTACTAGAGTGATTAATGTGGAGGAGTAAGTCCATCCAAGCCCTAGCCTTATCGTATGGTTTCTCATCCCATAGCCAATGCTCACAGAGCTTTCTATGTAAGCTTATCCACCCCTCCATTACTCGTCCATTAGTATTGCGTGAAACAATTCGTCATATGTGCATTTGGTAGTTGGGGCGATCTTATTTACCGCATCCACAAAACTAACCAAATCCTCTATACTTATACTTCTAGGGTTAGAGAACCACCTATTCATTTTTCTAACTGATACTCCAGAATGAAAGGCTAACTGTTCATTAGATAATCCTGTGGACATTCTCATTAGTTTCATGGACATCCCACCAAACTGCTTCATTTCCTTATATGTCAACTTCCTTTGAATACTCTTCTTGGTTTTGATATATGTCATAATCTTCTTTGTTTGTATTAGCTATTGAAACCTTACCATCCCTAATCTTCTGGATAATCTTAGATGGGTGTACCTCTTTCTTATTCTTAGATTGGATGTTTGTAATGGTATAACCTACAACTTCTCCATCAAGATAACCCTTGTCGTTCACCCAAACACTAGTGACTAAGTGAACATTGTATCTCGTTCTAGATGTATCTATTAGGATTGTATCGTTGTATATACCTGTTTTGCCTGGGGAATACTCACCCCTCATCCTATAAGCTGCTTGACAGACATAGGGAACCACTTACCACCCCTAGCGGTAGGGTAGTTATTCTCGTTAAGAATATCACTAATAGACCTATAGGATTTACCATGATTTCTAAGTTCTTCTGCAAAGGGTCTAGCCATACTAGTGTTCTTATTGTTTCTTGCTTTCTCTTGACGAACCTTGACTCCCTTCATCCTGGCTGATTGAGTTAGGTTCTGAGGAGAGCCAAGGGTCTCTATCTTATTACCCTCTTTAGTGATATAGAAACCATCCTTCTTTATCTTGTTCTTGATTTGTTTTAGAGATGCTTTAGTTCTACCACTAATTAGTTCAGCCTCATTCTCTGCTACTGCTGCAAGTATATGTATAGTCATTCTATTAGCAGCAGGCAAATCGCAAGCAATGAACTCTACATTAGAATCCATAAGTGAACTAATGAATGATACATTCCTAGCAAGCCTATCAAGTTTAGCTATAACAAGAGTGGCATTGTTTTTCTTACATAAATCAATAGCAGTAGAAAGTTCTTTTCTATACCTCTTGTTAGTTCCAGTTTCTACTTCGGTAAACTCTTTAATCAATTCACCTCTATTAGATATATAGTTCTGAACTATATCTTGTTGTGCGCCAAGACCAAGCTTTGACTTGCCTTGTTTGTCTGTACTTACTCTATAGTATGCTACGTATTTCATCCTTTACAAATTGAGATTATCATTCCGATTATTACCATCCACACACTAAACATTAGTGGGATAGCATACTTCCAAAACATTAGTGTATTCCGAGCTGTTTCTCTACGTAGTTGGTATCTCTTCATGGCTATTATCTTATTGAGTAGTAGTTCATCTTATTCTCCTTCTGTAGCTTGAGGATTGTGTAGTTAAGGTCTTTCTTATCATTATCCAACTTGATAATCTCCTCCTTATGTTGCTTTTTAAGTTTCTTGATGTCCTCCTTCAAATCTGCTACCTTTTCTCGTAAGCTCTTATTGCGAGTCGCTGTCTCAAGAACTTCCTCAAAATCCTCTGAGTTACATCTGTATTGGCTTAGACAATTATCATACAGGTATGTGTAATCTTTGCACACCTTGTATAGATATGTATGTCGTGTTCTATGGTGGAAAACTGTTGAATGATCTCTATTTAAACTCTCACCAAGATTCATGTAAGTGTATCGCCCTTCTTTCATTAAGATGTTAAGGTATGCACATCTAGCTTCCGTTAATTTACGAATACGACTTTTGCCCTGCATTGCCGCTTTCGTAAGCCCCGCTACATCGCATACAGCCTTCATAACTTGTTCCATCTTTAAATCTAATAAAGCCTTTTTCATTTGTTTAGTTTGTTTAGTTTGTCAATTGAATTAGTTAATCTATTAAGGGTATGCATAAGCCCAATGCATGTGACTTTGAGAGTATTGCTATCTTGACATTTATGTTGCTCTCTAGCCTCGCTAACCTTGCATATCTTACTGCACCCTTTAGTTGTTCTGTGTTCTTGCATGAATTGATTACTGCTAGTGTTTTGGTTTTAATACTCATTAAATAATGTTAAAAGGGTTTTCCATATGGACAATATAAGTGTAAAAACATAAAGGCTTATGAATGTATACCTTAATTCATTTGTCCTCCATAGTTTCCACCACTTACCAGGGTTTAAGATGCTAAGTATAAAATAACCCCATATACTACGCCTCCAATTGTAGCGATTCCTAGTTCTTTTACGTCTGTTCTCCATGTTGTTTTGTATTTATCTTTCAAAGTTCCATGTTCTTTAATATGTGAGTAATTACATCAACTTACTTGGTTTTGGATTGGTTAAATTTAGTTGATAAAATTGATATTTGAAGAATTTCTAAGCACTCATCGTTGTGGCATACACTATGAAAGTGTGCTTTTGAAATATCTAATAGGTTGCCTGACGTAAACTTACTGCCACATATTTTGCATTTTTTTTCCATAATTGATTTGGTTTTAACTATGAT